ATAACACTCTTCATAGTTTGTCTTCAGCATCATAATTCTGTTTTCAGCAACAAGCGGACGCTTCATTGCCATATAATAAGAAAGTCCCGCCGTAAGGCAGGGTAAAAACCTTTTAGGAACATCAGCATTCTGACCTGCTGATTTATTTACATCTGTAAGTTCACTAAATACTTCAATCTTTAAAACATCTGTGGAGTTCTCAGGAATAGGCCATACAGAAAGAACGGGGTTATCCCTGCCCCTCCTGATAGAATACTGAGATGATCTTCCAGTTTGTGTTTTATTAGGAATAAGCAAAAACTCTTCAGGTGTTATACGTTCTAATTTAATATCTGTATTATCTCTGTTAAGCACAACTTCAAGAGCATCTATAGTAGAAGAAGATAGATCATAAGAAGTAGTACTTGCAGTTACAGTAAGAGATGATACACTTGTAGTCCATAATAGTATACCACGGTTTTGCCAATCTCGCAACATTAAATTTATAGATCGACGTGCAGAAGCAGGTTCGTGACCAAGAGTATCTTCACCCCCGATCATCTCCATTGCTTCTTGTATAACCTCGTCTATATCGAGGTTAAAGTCATATGTTCCTGATACTGCCATTACGTTCTAAACCTTTTTGTTTTAGCTGCTATTCTTTTTGGCTGCTTCACGAACTGCTTCCCGGCAGCAGTCCCTTTTCTCTTTGCTCTGGTGGTCGCTGCATATTCCTTTGATGACAGGGACTTGATTGCTTTTTCCGGTAGATAACGCTCTCCGGTTTTGCTGGAGGGTTTGCCTGACTTCGTGCGCCATTTTTGTTTGCTCCACTTTGAAAGTTTATTAGTAGACTTTTTCTTACCGCTGTATGATCCACCAGAATCTTTGTAATACTTAACAGCAAGCTGCATAGCTCTGGCAGAGTGCTTACCACCCATCTTACGCTTTGCTCTGGCCTTTGCCGCTGCCCACTTCTTTGGGTCACGTTTAGTGGCTGTGCCGCCTTTCTTACGTTTAATCATTATCGACCTACTTTTTTCATGGCTTTCTTATGAGCAGCCCCAAAAGTTTTTCCTTTTCTCATTGCCGTTTTCATACTAGACATGTGTTTTTTAGTATGATGTTTAGAATGTTTTTTAAGTGTAGTCTTTTGTCTATTTGTAAGTTTTTTAGGTGCCATTAACATCTCCATCTTTTACGAGCTTGTCTTAGTCTGCTATTAGGATTCTTAGCAGCTTTCGGAAACTTTTTCATTTGTCCAGCAGACCTTGCACAATATGACTTACGTCTTGATGCACGTTTGCCTGTAGGTTTCTTTTCAGTTACGGCAGTCTTTAGCTTAGAACCGGGATTCTGCCTACGATATTTAGCCACACCTTTCTTAGTCATGCCAGCACCAGACTTGGTAGGACGCTTCATGCCTCTACCAATCGTAATGCCCTTCATATTACTCGGTTTTCTTTTTTGCTTTACTGCCATATGTATACCTAAATTTTTTTCCTATATAATTACAAAGACTATTTATATATTCATTAAAATCTAAATAGTCTTCTTTATTAGGTTTAATCCCTGAATTATCTATTAAGGTAGGATCGTCATAACCTTCTTGAACAGATTTATTATATCTAATAAGAAATTCTTTAGTAACCACGAAGAGCCTTACCGTAGCCTCGTACTTGTCCTCCCATACGACGCCTTACTTTACCACCATACTTTTTAATCTCAAAGCCACTTGAAATTAGTTCTTCAAGTTCTTTACCAGTAGGCATCATCTCACTGCCTCTACCACCCATGCCCATCTCTTCGCCTACCATGCTAGCAGGAGGAGCGTACTCACCACGTTTAAGCATACCAGACTTACCAAGACGACGACGTGTGGCAGGAGACATTTCTTTTTTAGTGGGAGTAGGAACTTTTGAAAGAAGCGGCCCCTGCTGTACCTTCTTTTCTCCTTCAGGACCAGTAGCACGGCGACGGGGAAGAGTGTCCTTACCCATATCTCTCGCTTTGTCTGCTATTTGCTCCTGTTCTAAACGATTTATTTCTCTTTGAACTTTACGACTATATTTTACCGTAGGCTTTTTGTTTTTCTTTGGCTTGTTAGCATCTTTAGCTTCTTTAATAAATCTTTTCTGTTGAGCATCTGAAAGTTTTTTAAAGTCAGTAAGTTTCATCTTAGCTTCTTTAGCACCCATCTTTTGTTCAGGAGTTGCGGCTTTAACGCCTCTGGCCTTACGTTTACGACCACGTTTACTTACAAGTTTTCTTACCGCTGCAACCATATCAAATCTCCTCAGTACATTTTCTTAGAATAGGTAGCTTTACCAAAACCACGTTTAGCGGCACCGCAACCACGAATAACTCTTTTCTTTTTCTTCTTAGTTTTTTTCTTTATCTGACCACCTTCTTCAAAAGGAAGAGGTACTCCTGCTGCCATTGCTCCAATTTTAGCTATAGTCATTGCAGTTTGAAGCCCTTTATTTCCACCACTACCGCCGCTACTTTGTTGCATCATTGGTTGTTGTGGTAAAGATACCTTATCGCCTTCAACTGTTGTAGCTGGCTTCTCACCTTCTTCTTCGTCAAGATTTTCCATAAGCTCTTCAAAAAGACTTATATCATCTTCATAGTCTTTAGCCATATTATGATCCTCTTAATTCAGAGCGTTGTCCACGAAGTGCTGCACGTTTTCTTTTACCAGCATTTTTAAGACGACCGCCTTTTTTATAATACCCACCGCCAACTTCAAAACCACTACCACCAAAATTAGTAGTAAAATCTTTTGCTGTAGCAGTACTATTAGCATATAAATCATCGTCATCTTTTTTAAAAAGGTCTGCAACACCCTTCATTATTGCATCAGTACTATCTTGATTTTTTTTACGATTGCCAATTGACGGTGCATCCATTTTTGACACACGATCACCACTGACTGACTTTCTTTTTTTACCAGCCCTCTCACGATCTTTACGCTTCTGTTCTTTTATTTTCTTTTTAAAGTCAACCATATTAGTTACCTCTAAGCTCTGCTCCAAAGCCTCTTTTGGCCGCACGTTTACGACTAGCAGGTTTTTTAGCTACAGTCTTCTTACGCATGGGCGGCTTCTTTGCAACAGCTTTCTTACGTACAACAGGCTTCTTTTTTGCTACAACCTTTTTCTTTTTAGGTGCAGCTTTCTTACGAGCAACAGGTTTTTTCTTTTTTAAACGGCCACCCTTTTTCTTTCCAAAGTTATCCATAAAGGATTGTTCTTGAGCCGTCAAACCTTCTCCACCTTCTCCATACATTTTTTCATAAAGAGAATTAAGATAAGTAGCTTCTGCTTTAGCCATTGGATCATCTACTTCACCACCACCAAGAGAAGCCAAACCTCTGTCAAGAGCATCGGGTTTAAAAGCATCTCGGCCACCAGCAAATTCAATAAACTCTAATAACCCTGAATCTATTCCGCCTCTGCCCTGACTCCTTCCACCACTGGATACATAATCAGCTTGCATATTTTCTCTTATAGGAGCATCGCTTCCTCTTGGAGTATTTCTCATAGCTTGTGGTACATCGTCATCCATACCAATACCCGTTGATGGGTCTAAGCTTGGATCATATCCCATACCGGGACCGGGTGGAGCAACATTTCTTAACGGAGCATCACTACCTCTTAAACTATCTGGCATTGCTCTTGGAGGCATGGTAGGACGCATCTTACCTCTATTACCTGTAACTGGTCCTCCACCGGGTTCAATACCTCTATAACCTGTAGTTCTATTAAAAGGTAAAGCTATATCGTCTGCTCTACGTTGAAGAGGGGGTGATCCCATAAACCTTCCCCCACGTTGAGGTGTTCTTTCAAAGTCTGAAGGAGTACGCATTCGAACAGGACGTTGCTTTTGAGCAGAGCTGTCTTCTCTTCCTCGTAATGCATCAGCACCCTCTGCTATAAGCATTGCTGTTGAAGTAACCGGATTTAGAAGAGAAGCTACTCTCATAATATTTCGACTTCGCTCAACTTGGCGAAGTGCATCATTTTCTAACTCTTCTTGCGTAGATTCTTTGGGTGCAGCAGGTTTTCTTTTGGGACGTGGAACTTTACGAGGAGGACTTCCAACGCCAGCTTCCGCTCTAACCTTGCCTATTGTCTTTTGAAGTTTCTTTGGAACAGGTAAACCTCTAGCAATAAGTTCACGAACAACTTTACGAGCATCCGCACTATCAGGATTTTTTGTTGCCTTTTTAGTTAATTCTGAAAGCTTATCTTGCTTTACAAATTCTAGTGGTCGTTTTGCCATTTTATCTCCTCTAAGCTGCTTGCCAACTCTGGTAATATAATCTCTGGTTTCTTTAGGAAGATCGCTTTTATTTCTACCAGAAGCTATCCATTTGTTAGCATTTCCCGGTCCATAGTTATAGGCAACAAGTGTCGCCTCAAGATCGCCACCATAATGATTAAGCAATGCCATAGCATAGTCTCTACCAACTCTGGTATACTCTTCTTCAGTTTCATTACGGGCAGGTTTAACTCTATATCCCGGTTGCCGTGCTGTTGCTGGCATAACCTGCATACGGCCTCTGGCACCTTTAGGACTAACAGCATCTCTGCGGCCACCGCTTTCAACTTGTTCAATAGCTTTTAAAAGTTGTTCTCTTGCAACCATGATTAGTCTTCTACTTTAAAAGCTTTACCCTGAGTGTAGTCTTCATCAACCACAACATCCTGCGGTGGTCCTTTTACATCTGGTCCTTTACGTGCAGCACCATAGCCCTGTCCTGTTGGACGGCCTACAATTTCATCCAGATTATGTGGCCGTTTAATAAGTGTATGCGGTCCCATCTAACTTCTCCTTTTACGTTTCTTTCTACGTGCCTCGCTAAGTGCGATGGCAACTGCTTGTTTCTTACTCTTAACTTTTCTACCAGAACTACTTTTAAGTTTGCCCCGCTTGTACTCGCCCATTACTTTCTTAACTTTACCGGGACGAGTAATTTGTTTTCCTATAGAGGAACGGTTAGTCATAACAAGCGGCTACGACAGAGTTACCATCGTTACCAGAAACAACCTTGCCGCCTTTTTTATAGTTGTAAACCTTACCGCCGCCCATCTTTTTCTTTACAGGCTTTTTAGACTGAGCTTTTGCTGAATATTCTGCGGGAACACTGGTACGATCTTCGCCCATTGATTTACTAACCTTACCACCTTTAGCCATTTTACCTACACCATCAGCAGCATAGAACGGAACTTTCTTACCATTCTTTTCTACCATCTTTAGTGAACCGCCACCAGCCATTTTCTTTTTCATGTAGCCACCAGCTTTCATTTCAGTCATGCCTCTAGCTTTAAATACAGGATAATATTTACTTTTCTTTCCCATCTCACGTTCAGCATTTTTTGCTGTAGGTATTAAGCCATCATAGTCACGTTGAAGTTTTTGCATTTTAGTTTGGGCCGGTTTTTTTCCTGTAGGTTTTTTACCTTTAGGTGTTTTAGGTTTTGCTGCCGCAGCTTTTAAACGTGCTACGTTTCGTGGATCAGCTTTAGGTCCAGACGGTTTCTTTTTTGCTATGCCGGGATCAGTAGCTTTAGGAAGTTTGCCACGGGCATCTTTAGTACGAACTTGTTTTGCACTCCTGTCATCAAAAGCCATCTCTTTTGCAAGTTTTTCTCTTTGCGCTGGAGTCTTTCCCCGTGCTTTTAGATCAAACTCTACATTGTAAAAATCTTCAGTATTTGCTTGACGTTTTTTTGGTTTACGTTTTCCAAATACTGCTTCTTTAAGTGCTTTAGCTGCTCTACGTCTTGCCATGTGTATTCTCCTTATGATCCTGCTTGTGTAATTGTATTAGGACCGCCAGCAGGAGAAGCTGCAACTTCCATATCATCCTGTCTAGTTCTGCGAGCCTGATTACGAAGGGTTTGAATTGCGTTTTGATATTCTGTTTGCCATACCTGAAGAGTTTCCCAATCCTTCATGTACATGGTAGCTTCTATAAGGCAACCATAAAATAAGGCATCGTAACAGTATTCACTGAAGTAGTTACTGGTTGTAACACTTGTGCCTGTTGCCGATGCCAATGCAAGCGGTTGTGATGCCGTTTGTATTTCAACAGTGGTTGCTGAAACTGGTGTAGGTACTATCTTAATGCTTGAGTTAGTACGCCGTGAATAATATCTTGGGGTGCCTGTGGATGCACTTACAGGCCAGTAATCACTTGCATACTCAACAGTACGTTGCAGCAAATTAGTTACAGTAGTTCCTGTACTTACAGTATAGTTTACGTTACGAACAATACGTACACGATCATTCAGTGGAACGGCACCTGCATTCCCTGATGAAACTGAAACGGTTGTATATTCATCCAAACCCACATCATCAATATCTTTTGTGATACGAAACTCTGCTTTGGTAATGAAAAAAGGAATCTGCGTTGCAAACTCCGTTGAGTCGTTTTCAGTTGTATTAATTAAATCTGATTTTAAATATGCGTAGTCAGGCATGACTAGCCAAGCATAGCAGTTAGAACGCAACCATCGGTAGGACCAGAAATACTGACCACACCGTAAA